CTCAAACGTAATAGTGATCTTAGTGCACGTATCTCACCTTGTAGCCTGTAGATCTCATCAATCTCTCTAGACTGTTCCAAGGATACGTGGGTAAAGGCGATCCGTTCAGCAATCTCTTCGATAAACGGACTGTATAACTCTGGGTTATTTACAAAAGGTTTTAATGTATTATTCACGACTAGTTTCATTGCACTGTTTGTTGGCCAGTATTACCTGAGAAACCCTGCTCTCCTGGCTGAGGCGCTGTACCAGTTCCTATAGTGCCACCCCCTGCTCCACTAGTATCCTGCGCCTGTGCACCTGCTGGTGGTCTCTGGCCAGGCTGTTGGGGTTGAGGAGCACCTTGGGGTTGAGGTGGCGGTGGATTTTCTGCTTGAAATTGTTTAAGAATCTCTGCTTGCAATAGAGCATCAGATTTAGAGTTGACAACCTTATCAGGATCAAGATCCATAGACTTAGCAATTTCACGAATAACATAATCCATTTTAGCAAATGGTGCTAAGACAGGGTTTTGTACAACCCCTAAGAATTGCATCAGTCGTTGGCTACGTACTTCATTAGCCATTAAACTTTCTGTACCCTGAGCTTTTACTTCTAAGTCACCTTTAATTTCTGCATCATAGTCAAACTGCATATTAAAGTGAAAGAAAGCTTTACCTAATGGTCCAAGTAAGTAATCATCTACATTTTTAACTACGTTACGGATAGAGCCGTTGGCAGCAGACATAAGCATACTAATACCAGAAGCAGTACGACCAACACCAGACACCCCTGTTTGACCATGTGCGAAAGATGGAAATCCAGTTGACTCATCTGCTAATACTCTTGCTTTATCAAACATCTGCATGTTTTCATTAGATACGTTAGGAAACTTAGTACCAAAAATAGCTTGACCTGGGGCACCGCCTTGACGTCTAAATACTTTTCCTGGATACACTGAAAGATCTTGACCTGGGGTCAGGTTAGTCTCATCAACTTCAATCAACATATTACCAGATAAAGCAGCATTGTCAACAGCCATTCTCATAAAGCCATTCATTAATGTTTGAGTATCATCCATATTTTCAGCAATACCTACACCAAACAAGCTATAAGGGTTTACTTCATATGGTACAGCATAGTATGGTAAGTATGAAGGAGTAAAGGGGTTCATTACAAGACGTAACACTTGACCATTACAAACCCAAACGTTTACACTTAATTGAGTCAGGTCTTTCATCTCATCAGGGATGTCAATATCTTGTTCTTTTAATAGATCAGTATCTACATAACCCCAGAACTCTAATACTTCAAAACGCTCGGAACGAGATTCCTGAGCGTCATCTTCCATAGCTTGTTCCCACCATTCCTTAGTGTAGTTTTCTCCCATTGAAACAGCCATCTCAATAGCGTTAGCTCTAAAGAAAGGTCTGTTCCTTAGGGCACGTAACTGAGAGCGAGACATCTTATGTCGTTCCACTACATACTCAGCCTCTTCCATATTCTGAGCATCTGGATCAGGGTAAAAATTCCAAATAGAAACTGAAGAAGTTTGAGGGGTAGTTTTATAAGTAGGTGTGTATTCACCCTCTTCAGTCCAACTAGGGTATTCTTTATCTACAGCAAATGGACCCTTCATCACTCCAGTACCAAATAAAGCAGTCTCAAATGCGGCAGTACGTAATTGCTTACGAGCATTTGATTCTTCTAGTTGATCATGGATTTTCTTTTCCATTTTCTTAGCTGCAATCATTGCAGGGTGAAACTCAACTTGACTTGGAGTCTTTGCTGGGCCTTCTCTTAATTTATCTTCTACTGGAGATAGATAATCTTTAAGTGCTCCCAAACGTTGTTTAAGAGAACGTTGAGTTTCTCCTGGTTCTAACTCAGGCATAACTCGTTGTTGTTGAGCCTTTTCCATATCTGGATTAGCCTCAAAGTGTACTGAATCTTCTACACCTTCTGGCAATACTGTGGGGTTAATACTAATAGGAAAACGGTTAGCACCAAATAAAACTTCTACAATCTGACCATAGGCAGCTAATACTTTAGTCTTAGTTACCTTAACAAATATACGAGATTTTTCTGTAGAGGTAAATTGAACTTCAGGGCTATAAATACCTCGGTAATTGCGATAAGCTTGAATCCAACGATTTTCTTCTGTTTCACGAGCAGTCTCTGCACGAGAGAATCTTTCTTGTACATAGCTTACTATTTTACCAGCTTTAGGATCATGATAGTCGCCTTCATTTATATCCTCAATACCTGAAGACTCTTCAGCATCCATCATCATTTCTTCTTCAAAATCTTCTTCCATATTACTTCCTTAGTAGCCAAAGGTTGGATCACTGACTTGAAACCCTGTATGCTGAGAGGTTGGATCAAAGTCAAAAACATTACTTCTTGGTCTTGTCATTACACCATAACGCAAAGCGTCATACAGGTGATCTTCTGAATTAGTATCTACATCTTCTGGATTGTTTTTATCCAGAGGTATTGCTGGTAATTGAGAAATAAGATTAGTACAGTTATTAAAAATAACTAACCTAGACTCCTCGGTAAACTCATCTACTTGTAACCGTCTATGTATTTCGTTTTTACCAGATACACGAGAGCCTTTAGATCTATCTGCAGGCCTCCAACGACAACCTTTCATAATCATCTGTTCAGCCAATGATGGCCCAGTATCACCACGATTATGCCATAAACTAGAATCCAAAACACCATAGCGCATTTTCTCTCCTGATTCAACCTCTAAAATCATATCAGCTAAATCTGTGGCTATAACCTTACTTACATACATTTCTCTATAAATTACAAGTTGTTCTGCAGGGGTTACAGCAAACCAAAGAACACCACTGTAAGAACCATAACCATAATCTGCAGCTCTAAACCTTGTCCAGTTAGAGGGTATATCATAAGGATCTACAACATGAATCCTACGATTAAACTCTGGAAAGGCAGCACCTTCATTAATATCCCAATCACCTTCTAGTAGTTGCCTACGTTGATGCTCAGGTAACGACAGAAGATTAGCCTCATACATACCATCATCTGCTAAATAAGGATTATCGAATAAGGTAGCAGGTATAAACCTACGTTTAAACAGTGGCTCACCTTCTCGACTATGACCTTTCGGCCAGCATATAACTTCACCACTATCTGTATCCGTTGCCCAAAAAGCCTTGTTATGTGACGAAGGGTTAATAAAAGTCTTCTTAACCCATTGATGTCCAGGACCGCCAGGGTTACTAGTGGCCCTCATATATAAGGGTAGTCCACTGGCTTTGGTTGTACGAAGACGTGACCTCATGTAATTCCAAGGATAAGGTGTAGGCCATTGCGTTAATTCGTCAAAACCGATCCAGTTAAATGCCTGACCCTGATACCGCATAACATCGTCATCACGATCAAGGTAAGACATCCAGAGTGTTGCTCCACTCGGAGCTACCCAAGTCTTATCTCTTTCCATAAACTTTATACCAGGAATTGCTTTGGGGTATAATTGTTTTGAAACAGAGATAAGTTCTCTTAATTCCTCAGTGCTCCTACGAACAAGAAGCATCCTAGCATTAGGATTATTAAGGTATCTGACAGGATCGGCCACCATAGCGTAGCTCTTACCCCCACCAGCTGAACCTCCGTATAAAACTTCTTGCTCAGTTGAAGAAAGAAACTCTGTTTGTGGGCCAGAGTTAGGTTTAAAAATAATTTCTTTTTGAGCTTGCTCAACATCAATCGGCTCTGGCTTCACTGTAGCTGGTACCGTCTCTGGAGAGTCTTGCACCAATACGTTGCTCTTCGAGCTTTTTCGCTTTTTCTGCGGCTTCTTTGTACCTTTCGGCATAATAGTGGTACGTTGCAGCTTCTCTCTTACGCTTTTGCTCAAGTTGAATCCTCTTTTGCAAGCCTACGTGAGAGATAGATCTTCCAGATACTTCGCTTAACCAAGCTGCTACTTCACGCAGACTATATTGTTTTAGATATTTCTTAGCTTGTTCAAGTAATTCTAATTCATCTTCTATAGGAAGAAGAATATCTTCATCATCTGGATCTTGTTCATAGCCAAAGGGTATAACTCTACCAACTCTGACTACAGGAACCCATTCAAGACCATCATCAGTCTTTTCAGGTTTAGGTAATTGCCAAGTTTTATGTGTTTTCATTATCTTTTGGCGGTAATATAAATAAAGGACTATCTGTTTTAACTTCGACTTTATCTGTTTTGACAAAGCCAGCTCTATCTAAAAAGTCTTTAGCAGCTGACATCTTCTCTTTATTACCCAAATCAGTAGGGTTTTGCATAACTTGCATCATAGACCAAGCTGCTTGTGGTCCACGAGTAGCAATAAACTTTTTAGTCAAGTCAGCAATTTCATCCTGCAATACATTCATTACAGTACTAGATGCAACACCTGTAGCATAACCAGCAATCTTCATTGCCTTTGCAGGGTTACCTTGAGCTTCTTCAAACAAGGCATCAAGAAATTTCTGTTGCTTTTCTGTTAGATTACGACTCATTTAATCTTCCTATGCGGTTTTACTTTGGCTCTAACTTTCTTAGGTTGAGCCACAAACTGCTTACCCTTAGCAGTGCCTTTTCGCTTTGCTCGTGTGGTAGCGGCATACTCAGAAGAACTAAGAGACTTAATAGCCTTCTCAGGTAGGTACCTTTCGCCTGTAGCCTTTGGACCTTGCGTCGATGGTTTACCACTTTTGGTTCTCCACTTCTGCTTAGTCCAAGACTTCAGACTTTTTTGGGACTTAGCTAAAGCCACTATTTGTAACCCCCACCTTTTGCTTTGTACTGTTTTGCGACCATTTGGGCTTTCCTAGCCGACCACTGTCCAGGTTTTCCACCTTTGCCGCCAGCTTTAACGGAAGCAACAAGGCGCTTACGCATACTAGGCTTAGTATAATTA